CCGGCGGAAGTGGTGGTGGTGGACAAGGAGCAGGATCGGGTACGACTTATACAACAGGTAATGTGAATACCGGCGGTGGTGGTGGAGGCGGAGGCTACAATGGTGGCACCACTGGGCTTAATGGTGGGTCCGGTGTTGTAATCTTAAGAGTAGGTAGCGGAGTTACAGCCGCATCAACCACTGGGTCTCCCACTGTTGCCACCTCCGGTGCATATAAATTTTACACATTCACTGGTTCCGGCAGTATAACATTTTAACCATTGAAGAGGGACAAATGGCACATTTTGCACAATTAGATCAAAACAATGTTGTAACACAGGTGATTGTGGTACACAACAACGAACTGCTAGACAATGGAACGGAATCTGAATCTATAGGGATAGATTTTTGCAAGTCGCTGTATGGCGCAGATACCGTATGGAAGCAAACATCCTACAATGGTAGTTTTCGCAAAAACTTTGCAGGAGTTGGATTCATGTATAATACATTGAGAGATGCGTTTTTAGCACCAAAGCCGTATACAAGCTGGGTATTGAATAATGAAACATATACCTGGGAGGCACCAATTCCGCGTCCTAATAATGATAGGGTATATGTATGGGATGATTATACTAATAATTGGGTAGACGTAGGCGAAAAATTAAGATAGTTAAATGTGTGCTAAGTCACCAATACCAGTGGGATACAATAAATACACTATAAGGATCCAACCCCATGCAAACCATTAAACAGTTATATCGCGAATCGTACAAAGGTGAAGATGTTGTTACCACACTGACCTACAAAAACGCCCAGTGGACACCAGAGTTTGAATGGATTCCCAATGCCATCACCAACATACGTACAACCAGCCAAGCTGTGGTGATTGGTGCCAGCTCAAAGGCAGAATGGCGCCACGAATATCAGGGCTTCGACATCAATTTGTTGGCCACACACAAAGGTGGCCTATTTGGCGCAGACCGGTTACAGACTTATGGAACAAACCGACTGTATAAAGAATTTACTCCAGACTTTTTAATCATTGACACCAAAGAAGTCAACGAAATAGTAGAGTCCGGATACTGCAATGACAACATTGTGTATGCACACGCCAACCCAATCTTGGATCATCCAGGCAAGTTCTATCTAATCCCACAAGATCCCAGCTGGAATGCTGGCACCATTGCGGTGTATCTGGCCTGCTTTGATGGACATTCAAAAGTGTTCTTGATGGGTTTTGATGGTCGTCAAGGTGATGATGTGTTTTACGAAAAAACTTTGAAACTGGTTTTTGAACTGTATCCCAATGTGGACTTTGTTCGTGTAACGCCAACTTCTGGATACTACATGCCCGAGTCATGGAAGTATCAAGTCAATCTAAGACAAATTACCTTTAGAGAGTTTGTGCTCGAAGCCGACATCGGATAACACAGTTTCCATAGTTCGTAATTTGTCTATTATGGCAGTAAATTTAAAACTGCGCCACACACCCGGATGCAATGGCCTAGGATAATCGTTCAACGGAACCCAGCAATATCCTCTATGTTCGTGATTTAGCACAGGTACAAACTCTTCGTCTACACTGATCAAATAGGTGTGAAACACAAACTTGTCGTTGTCGCTGGTGTATTGTTCAATGGGAATGATTTTGGCGTCGTTGATTTCTCCGCCCAACTCCTCCCTTATTTCGCGGTGCAGTCCTTGTATTACAGACTCGCCCTCTTCTACTTTGCCACCAACAATTCCCCAACTGCCTGAGTGTCGGTTGCTGTTCCTGAGCAAAAACAAATATCGATGTGTTTGGATGCAATATATCAATGCACCTGTACTTGATAACATTAAATTACAATACTCCAGTCGTCTGCTAGATACAATCCCTCAACACTCTTGACCCATTCATTATTTTCGTAATCGAATCTATATTGAATACCAGTGGTCAAATTGGTCACAAAGGCATATCCATCGGCCTGTTGACTGTGAAAACTAACGACCCATCCACTTGCAGTATACTCAATGATATCATTGGCATCGGCAACAAACCACGGATTAGTTCCCCAGGCAACAGCACTTTCACTGTTATTATAACTGCCAATGGGGCGAGTGATCAAGTAGCGTGTGCCCAAAGTAGGGGTCAACAAGTGTAAACTGGCAACATTGACAGAATCAGGATCAATGATGGCCGTGATTGCCGGAACAGTATTCACCGGCAAAGTGTCTATGTTTGGATCATACAGCAATATGCTTTCATCTGCTGGGTGTTGAGCAACAGTGCCAACAACTTCACTGATTCCGTCGGCATGTCTTAGGCGTACTTGACTAACACCGTTTCTTATTTGTCCGTATTCAGCCATTAACTGTGCCCAACTGTCTATGGATCCAACATGAACATTGCTGTCCATGGTGTCTGTGCTGTTGACCAATTTTAATTGATTTCCGATGTATATCAAATTGTAATTTCTAAATGTGGTTGCTCGTCTGGCCAGCAGGTCTGCATCAGTGAATATATCTTCAGTCAAGTTGCCATTGGCATCGTATATGTTGGTGATAACTTTGGTTACCACACCTAGTCGCTTGACCTTGGCAGGACTGCTCAACCAAATTGGCAATTCAAATTGCAGTGTGGCAATGCTGATGCTTTCGTCTGAGCCGGCTGGAACTGATCTAGAATCCCATACAGTGCTTTTTAATTCTACCACAGTCAAACTGCCCCAGTCGATGAAGTTGTCGGTGTTTTGAATTTCCAAACTGGGATTAAACAGAGTTGACATCTGTTCCCACAGTTGTAATTTTTGTTCGGTATTGCTGGTCCATATGTCCATTTTAAGAGTCAACTTGTATGGCACTGGCATCATGCGTTCCACTGTGTATGCATCTCCTGGGCCAGCAAGATAATTGCCGGTGGTAGGATCATACTCGCGCTTTTTGACACTGATCTTGCTGATATAACTGGGGTCTTGCATACGCTCACGATCATAGTCCAGAGCACTGATATATACAGCAATGGCAGGAACACTACTCAACAAGTTTTCGCTGTTTTGTTTCAGTATCTGCGCCGCTTGTCTGCTTTGGTCGCCGTAGATGACCGGTACCTGTTGTAGAGTTCTTTGTCCACTGGCACCTTGACCAAATTCAACTTGAAATCCTGACACCAATCTAATAAACTGTGTTAGATATCTGCGTATTTGATTGTCGTAAAAAAATTGCTGTGCCATTAGTTATCTGCCTGTATTCTTAGTGCCTTGCTTAGACTTTGGCGCTCGGGTTCTGTTTGACCTTCCAAGTTGGTGAAAGTCTTGGTATTGTTAACAAAACTGCTCTTCACAGTATTGTTTGACCCTGGTGTTATGTTGGCTCTCAATACATCTTCTACCATGGCCCAGCGTTTGCCATTGTAACGGAACAGTCTATTGGGCAAGTAATCGGTACGCAGGTAATAATCTCCGGTAGATGGTACATTTGGAAATTCGATGCCTGCCGTCAGTGGCAATCCGTTTGGAGCCAATCCGTCTCCTACCAGGTAACCTTTGATCTTTGTTTCCGCGCTGATGGTTGCATCATCAACAGTGGTATTGCTGTCCGCAGTAACATCGGTGTTGTCAGCATTGGTACCTTGGTATTCGGGACGCAGATACATCTTGCTGGTATCATACCCGCTTTTGGGAACATCTACCTCGGCCTGTGCCACTACAGCTGAATTGATGTTCATGTAAACACCATAGTTGCTCATGATATCAGTAGTGGTGGTGCTGGCAGTACCCTCCACAATGGTACTCAAAATGTCTTTGTACTCTTGACTGTCCACCAAGGGGTTGATTTTGACACGCCATAGGTGTGGCCACCAGGTAGGAGTAAAACCTTCAGCGGCCAAACTGGCATCAGCAATCACATAGTAACGCTTCAATGCGGCTGGAACATCTTGATCCAGTGCATTGTAATCTTTCAGGTGTTCCAGTTCCAACACATCTCCAGCCATCAACTTACGACCAATGGTGTCTATCATGTCGTTGATGTGAAAGGTCATGAACAAGGTGCCTGTTTGCAAGAACAAGCCGAATTGACTTAGATCAAAGTCTTGGTCAGCACGAGTATAGATGCCACGCATTTTGTAAACATCTCGGTCGTACTTGCGATCACGGTTTTCTACAAACAGCAGATCCTGAATGTTCTTTTCGCTTTGGTTGGTGTAGTTGGGTTGTGTGAGATCTGTGCTGTCAGTCTGTTGATTGGTGCCCAGGTATTTGTGAACAACAATACCAGTGCCGCCCATGGTAAACATCTCACTGATACGACGATCAAAGAACTTGTAATCGTTTGAGTGTCGTCCGTCTTTCCAAAGCGATAAGCGAGCCATGTTTTATCCTATATTGTAGTATTTATGGGTTTGACATGTATTGGCTTTTATCGTATAATACACAGTTATGCAACAACAGCACGAAGCACATCTGGTCAAGTTAGAACACTTGTTGAAGTCGTTTGCACCGGCCAACGATATTCGTGCTCGTAGCACCCTGTTTAAGTTTTACAAAAATTGTCGTGAAATTTACACAAAAATGGATCAGGAAATGGTGAATTGCCGTCGCAGGGATAAATTAACACAAAAGTATACAGAATTAGAAGCACAATTTGTGGAGGCTGTCAACACATTTGAGCAGTGGACTGTGATGGCCGCACTCATGTACAGTTGACACCAAATGGTTGATTTGCTACAATATGGCTTATGTATAAAGTAACAACCAAAAAACAAGAAAACGAGTTTGCCAATTTGGATTTGGCAATGGACTATGCCAAACAGTTGAACGAGTTTGTTACCATTAAGGGTAATGGACTTGAAGTTGTGGGTCGTTTTGGTGTGGACTCTGTTGAAAACGGCGTCTGCCCCGACGGTATTGCATATGATTGGAACAAAGCCGGCCGTATCGGTCGTGTTAAAAAGGAGCGAAAGTAATGGCTACAGTAGCAGGCATCAAGATCAAAACCAAAGCACCAAGGGCACAACGAATTGCCTTTGCCGACGAAAAGTACACCGGTTCGGAGCCAGTATGGAACACTGAGCAATCATTGGGATTCTCAGACGCAGAGTTTGACCATCACCTGCGCCGTAGTTTTTACTACTACAATTATCACTATACCCAAAAGGACTGTAAAAAGCATGTGGTAGAGTGGATGCAAAAACAAACCACCGTGTTTACCAAACGAGATATTGGTGCATTTATTCGCAGTTCAGATCGTAGCATGAGCATGACAGCCTGTAGCCTGGTCATGGCACATCGTCAAGGCATGCCGTTAAAGGCCCAACACACCGACTTCTTAAAGGAAGCCATTGCCAAAAGCATTGAACTGGCCGAACCCGAAGCAGTTGAAACTGTGGCCGCAGAAAAGGTGGAAGTGTACCGCCCCACCATACAGGATCGCTTGAATGAAAAAACCAGTGAGATCATCGGCGAACTGGAAGGCATATACGATGAAGTACATTCAAACAACCGAGTTGACTTCAAACCGTACGATTTCCTTGTGGCCAACAATGTTGTACAAAGTCAATTGGGCAAATATGAAAGTCTGTACAACAAACGACGAGCAGAACTAGAGCTTGCACAGAGTCGTGCCGACGAGCAAGTACGGGAAGGCTACAGTCACTACCGAGCCGCAGACTTTAAACGCATGATTGGATGGATTGACAACTTGCTGGCGGCAGTGGAACAGTATCGCGGAGTTAAAAAAGCCACCAAAAAAGCTCGTGTCAAGAAAGCACCCAGCAAGGAAAAACTAATTGCCAAGCTCAAGTATGCAAAAACTGATACAGCACTAAAGATTGTGTCCATTAATCCCGCAGATATATTGGGTGCCAGCGAGTTGTGGGTGTACAACACAAAGACACGCAAATTGGGCAAGTATGTGGCCGCCGCATATCAGACACTCAGTGTCAAAGGAACCACAATCATCAACTTTGATGAGCAGAAAAGCACCAGTAAAACCCTACGCAAGCCTGAAGAAAAGCTCAAAGAGTTTGCCAAAGCAGGCAAAGTGCAGTTACGCAAGTTCCTAGATGATGTCCGCGCCACAGAAACGCTGTTGACAGGGCGCATCAATGCAGACATAGTGTTGCTCCGAGTGCAATAAATAGGAATCCTGTTACGGTAATAAATACTGTAAACAGGATTTCCTATGAGTGTAACAATTAAAACTGGGCTCAGCGCACAAGGCAGTATACAGACTGACAGTCTCGCTGGTCCAGGCCCAATCGCATACGACGAAACACTTTACGACAGTTCAAACGCCAAGCGGGCAGAAGTGATTGACTATATTCGTATGCGTCTTGGTGATGGCATTGTGGATGTTGAACTAGAACTAGAACACTACGAAATGGCCATCAAGCAGGCCTTGATCAAATATCGTCAGCGCAGTGCCAACGCAGTGGAGGAAAGTTATGCGTTTTTGGATCTACTGCCAGAAACACAGGAATACATCTTACCTCAAGAAATACAAGCAGTTCGTCAAGTGTTCCGCAGAGGCATTGGATCAGTTACAGGTACCACAGCCAGCCAATTTGAGCCGTTTGCAAGCGGATACCTGAACACCTACATGTTGGTTGCAGGCCGTGTGGGTGGATTGGTAAACTATGAGCTGTTTGCCAGCTATCAAAAGTTGGCCATGACCATGTTCGGTGGTCATATTATCTACACCTTCAATCCAGTGACAAAGAAATTGACCATTGGACGCAAAATACCCAATGCCGGACACACCAATGCCAGAGTGTCAACACTGACAGCCAGCGGCACAGCAGTTGGTAGCACAATCACTTTTACAACAAGTCAGTCTTACATGGTAAGTGTGGGCGATACTGTTATTATCAGCAACTGCCCTGATCCTGGCTACAACGGCATGTACCCAGTTTTAACACGCAACGATACTCATACTTCATTTACCATAGCGGCAGGTCGCACATTGAGCAGTACACAGATCATTGGATTTGATCTAAACAAAACACAAATTTACAGCAATGTGGTAGATCAGTTTGCTGAAAGTTGTTTGCTTTGGGTCTACAACAAAAAACCAGACCAAATGTTGTTGAACGACATTTATGCTTTTCCCTGGTTGCAGGAATATGCTTACAGTTTTGCCAAACGCATATTGGGTGAAGCCCGTAGCAAGTTCAATCAAATTGCCGGCCCACAAGGCGGTGCAAGTTTGAATGGCGAAGCACTCAAGACCGAAGCCGAAGCCGAAATGGAAAAGTTAGAGCAACAACTCAAAGACAATGTAGAAGGAAATATGCCAATTACTTGGGTAACAGGTTAATATATGAAAATTAACGAAATTTTAACAGAAAAGTGGAGTCAAAAGTACAAGAGCAGTATCAATTGCTCACATCCTAAAGGCTTCTCACAAAAGGCACATTGTGCTGGCAAGAAAAAGCACAATGAAAGCACAGAAATGGAAATGACCTGCGAAGACTGTGGTATGTGCCAAACACACGGCAACCTCAATGAGATTAAGAAAGGCGAAAAGGATGCCAATGGCTATACTCGTTGCTGGCCTGGCAAACATGCTGAAGGCACCAAGAAGGGCAAGAACGGTGGACAAGTTCGTAGGTGTGTACCTAATGTACCTAATGAAAGTGTGGAAGAACAGTTTGATCACATTGAAGCCATGGTGGAAGCCTGGGCCCAACACCACGGAGTGGATGCCGAACAGATTTGGGAAGAGTTTGAATCTGTGGATGATCATGAACTGTTGGACGAATCAGCGGCCTGGCATCGCAAAGCTGGCAAAAACAAAAACGGTGGCCTCAACGCCAAAGGCGTTGCCAGCTATCGTGCCGAACACCCAGGTTCAAAATTACAAACTGCTGTGACCACCAAGCCCAGCAAGCTAAAAGCCGGAAGCAAGGCAGCCAAGCGTCGTAAATCATTCTGTGCTAGAATGTCAGGCGTAAAAGGTCCAATGAAGAAACCCAACGGTAAACCCACAAGAAAAGCTCTAGCACTTCGTAAATGGAATTGCTAAAGTTGACCTTGTGTTGCAAATAAGTTAAAATGCTCTGTAACAGGAGCATTTTTTATGATCATTGGCATTTGTGGATTCATTGGATCGGGTAAAGATACTGCGGCCGACTATTTGGTTAACTTCCACGAGTTCCGTCGCGAGAGCTTTGCAGCCACCCTTAAAGATGCGGCTTCGGCAGTGTTTGGGTGGGACCGGGAAATGCTGGAAGGCCGCACCAAACAAAGCCGCGAGTGGCGTGAACAACTGGACTTGTGGTGGAGTGAACGCTTGGGCATCCGTGAACTTACTCCTAGATGGGTGTTACAACACTGGGGCACCGAAGTATTGCGTCGACACTTTCACGATGACATCTGGATAGCCAGTTTGGAAAACAAACTGAGAACCGCCCGAGACAACATTGTGATCAGCGACTGTCGTTTTCCCAACGAAATTCGTGGACTAAAAGCTCAAGGCGCCAAGATCATCTGGATACAGCGTGGCATAACTCCGCACTGGTACAGCATCGCAGAGCAGGCCAACCGAGGCGATAACAAAGCTCGTGAGTGGCTAGGACTTAACGGTATTCATGCCAGTGAATACTCGTGGGCCGGTACTGATTTTGATGCTGTCATTGACAACGATCAAAGCATTGAGCACCTGTACAGTCAGCTCAAAAGTCTTGTACAATCTTAGCCGGTTTCCAACCCAGGCGACCTCGGTTGATGGCCACTCTACAATTTAGGCAAACTGTTTTCAAGTTGTTTTGATCACAGTTGTTTAGGTTACCATCCACATGATAAACTAGACTTTGGTCTGGGAACTTGAATGCAAAGCCACAAGACTCACATTGTGGCTTTTTTCTATAACCGCGCTTGAACCATTGTGGGGGTACAGGCTTTAGTTTCTTGCCTTTGCGAGCACAGGTGTCGCACACACTACGATAGTGTACACTGTCTTCGGTCAAATAGTTAACAGCAACTGGTCTTTCGAAGCAGGTAGGACATAGTGGGCGTTCAGACATACTATATTTATACATAGAAACCTTTGCAAAGGGCAAGCTAACCGCCTAAAATTAGACTATATGAATAAATATCAATAACATAACCTATTATGTAAAGGAAAATAACATGGCTATATTAGTTTCACCAGGACAAAGCATTACAGTAACAGACATGAGCGCCTATGTATCAAGCGCCGCTGGAACTGTACCTTTAGTTATCCTGGCTACCGCTCAAGATAAAACTGCTCCTGATGGTACTGCCGCAACAGGCACATCAATGACAAATGCTGGTAAATTACAATCGTTTACTAGTCAACGCGAACTGTCGGCAGCAATGGGATATGCAACATTTAAACAAAGCTCAAGTGGCACACCATTGAACGGTGATGAAACAAACGAATATGGTTTGTTGGCAGCCTACAGCGCACTTGGCGCGGCCAACAGTCTTTATGCTGTTCGTGCAGATATTGACTTGAACCAATTGGAAGGAACCAGTGTTCGTCCAGACAGCCCACCAGCTGATGGTACTTATTGGTTAGACTTGGCTCATACCACTTGGGGTATCAACGAATGGGACGCCACAGCCGGCACATTCACATTACAAACTCCTACAGTTATTACAGATACTACAGATTTAACCGGTGGTGTTCCGTTGACATCAATTGGCAAAGTTGGTAGTTATGCTGTGGTAGTTGCAAGCTCCGACAACACTTTGTATTACAAAAACTCAGTCAATGCCTGGGTCCAAGTTGGTAGTACAGATTGGGAAAACAGTTACTCTACAGTGGTTGGTACAGTATCAACTCCAACATTCACTGCAAACTCTAATGTTGTAATCAACACAACAACAGTACAATTGACAACAGCGACTACATTGGCTGGTGTTGTTAGCAGAATCAACTCAGCCGCTATCACGGGTGTTACAGCCAGCGCCACAGGCAACAAACTAAACCTGATAGTGAACAGCACAGCTAGAAGCAATGGTAGCACAGCAGACGGCAAAGTGATCATAGCAGATGGTACAAATGCACCATTGGCTGCCGCAGGTATCACTGCCGGCACTTACTACTGCCCACAAGTGGCACACGACACCTATGTTGGTGTGCCAAGTTGGAGAAGCACTGACACAGTGGCTGCACCTAGTGGTAGTGTGTATATTAAAACTTCAGTGCAAGGCAACGGTATGAATCTTGCTGTCAAGCAGTATAACTCTACAGCAGGAACCTGGACCACATTGGCTGTGCCGGTGTACGCATCACCGGCCGCTGCCATTTATGGATTGGATCCTGCAGGTGGTGGTAATGGTATTGCAGGCGGCACAGTGATTGGTCGTTATTACATCAATTCCAATAGAAATTTATGCGGTGTTAGACTGCTATTCCGCAACGCAGGTCCAAAGACAATTGTAACTGGTAGTGCTGTATCTGCCGCATTTACCATTGGTCACAGCTTTACTCTTGCAGTAACACAATTGGGATCAAGTTCGTTGGCCACTGTTACTGCTACATTGGGCGGCACAAATGCTCAATCGTTTGCTACCGCAGTATTGGCCGCATTGGGTACTGCTGGCATTGACTATGTTTCTTGTACTGCAAATAGTGCAGGGACTATCACTTTCACACACGACTACGGTGGCGAAATTATTCTCAACAATGTCACTGGAACAGCATTGGCAACAGCAGGATTTACTACCAGCACAACAGGTGTTCGTTCAGATCCATCCACTCCGGGCTTGGTATTGAGCAACTGGGTAAACGGTGGTCCAGGTACAGGTTATCAACCATACACCTACAGCTTCTATACACCATACCAAGCACCAGCTGACGGCACATTGTGGTATTATGGTGATGCCGCTGATGTTGATATCATGATCAACAACTCAGGTTGGAAAGGTTACAAACTAGTAACCAGTGATGCTCGTGGTTACAACTTGACCAACACAGATCCAGCAGGTGTTATTGTCAGCGCCAGCGAGCCAACAACACAAACTGATAACACAGCACTGGTTGCTGGTGATTTATGGTTAGACAGCGGAGACTTGGTAAACTATCCAGCCTTGTATCGTTACAATGGTACCAAATTTGTTGCCATCGACCGCACAGATCAAACAGGCCAGAATGGTATCTTGTTTGCTGATGCTCGTTGGGACACAGATGGTACAACTGATGTTGTGACTGGATCTTATCCAGCAATCACAGATTTGCTAACCAGCAATTACATTGATCAAGATGCCCCAGATTATCGCTTGTACCCACGCGGTATGATACTGTTTAACACACGCCGTAGTGGTTTCAATGTCAAGCAGTATGTAAGCAACTACTTCAATGCCACCAGCTTCCCTGATACCCCTGCTGTTCCAAATGCAGGTAGCAGTTTACCTGATGTTGCCGCAACATGGCAAACAGTGAGTGGTAACAAGTTTGATGGCAGCATGTATGCAGGTCCAGCCGCACAGCGCAACATGGTTGTTAAAGCCATGCAGTCGGCTGTGTTGGCCAGCACAGAAATCCGTGAAGAACAATTTGCTTTCAACATCATTTGTGCTCCTGGTTACCCAGAGCTGATTGATGAAATGGTATCATTAAACAATGACCGTGCCAACACAGCTTTTGTTATCGGTGACACACCAATGACATTGGCTCCCAACGCAGTGGCCATTGCCAATTGGAGCAACAACAGCGATGGATATGGATTGAGCACAGCCGACCCATACCTAGGTGTGTACTACCCAAGTGCAGTATCCAGTGATGTTCGTGGTAACACCGTGGTTGTTCCACCGAGTCATGTGATGTTGCGTACATTTATCCGCAATGACAGTGTCAGCTTCCCTTGGTTCGCACCAGCTGGTGTACGCCGTGGCCTAGTTGATAATGCCACAGACATCGGTTATATTAATCAAGATACAGGTGAGTTTACTCGCAACGGTATCAGCCAAGGTCTACGCGATGCAATGTATCAGAAAAATGTTAACCCGATTACAATTCTTCCAGGCGTTGGCTTGTGTGTTTGGGGTCAAAAGACTCGCAACCCAGTAACAAGCAGTATGGATCGTGTGAATGTGGCTCGTTTGATCAACTACATTCGTACAATTCTAGCCAAGGTTGGTAATGGGTTCTTGTTTGAACCCAACGACAAGATCACTCGTGATCAGATCAAGCGTATTATCGAAGGAGCCATGAATGACCTAGTTGCAAAACGCGGCATTTATGACTTCTTGGTAGTGTGTGATACAAGTAACAATACTCCAAACCGTATTGCTAACAACGAACTTTATGTTGATATTGCCATAGAGCCAATGAAGGATGTTGAGTTTATCTATATCCCAATTCGCTTGTTGAACCCAGGTTCAATTGCCGCAGGTCAATTAGGAGCTTAATTAACTATGTAGATAATGTTGGTGTAACAGCCAACATTATCTGACAGCATTATTGGTAAATAAGAGTATAGGAGAATACAATGGCTATTACAGCAAGTCTAAAGAATTTTACAGTACCGGTAGGTAGTGATGGCGGCGGCCTGCTAATGCCAAAACTGAAGTACCGTTTTCGCGCCAGCTTTGTTAACTTTGGTTCAGGAAAAGATGTTACAGAATTAACTCGTCAAGTTGCTGATATCAAGCGCCCAAGCGTTAACTTCAACCCATTCGCACTAGATATCTACAACAGCAAAATTTACATGCAAGGCAAGCCTGAGTGGCAAGAAACAACCATTAACTTGCGTGACGATGTTACTGGATTGGTATCCAAGTTGGTTAGCGAACAAATCCAAAAGCAATTTGACTTCCTTGAGCAATCTAGTGCTGCCAGTGCCGGAGATTACAAGTTTGCATTAAAGTACGAAGTACTTGATGGTGGCAATGGTACAAACTACCAAGTATTAGAAACATGGGAACTAGACGGTTGCCAAATATCACAATGTGATTGGGGTGATATGAACTACGGTTCTAACGAATCCGCAATGATTGCAATGACTGTTCGTTTCGATAATGCAATTTTGGTACCACTATCAGTGCCAAATGCCGACACTACAGGATACGGACAAACTCATCAACAAGGTACTTCTCGTACAACTGCTTAATTGATGTTACAACAAACAAAGCCTGGTTAATTCCGGGCTTTTTTTTGACCATAAATAATATATATGGCCACTACTCGCAGACCCACAGATCCTATTTTGTTTGACCGCAACCATGCGTCAAAGATATTCGTTGCCAACAACCACGGGCTATCACCCAAATATGGTTTCTTATTCCATGTGGCATTTGACCTGAATCCGGAAATTGCCAGAATGTCAAATGATGATATTTTAAAAATGGGTTTTGTTGTCAAGAGTGCAAGTCTGCCGAGATTTACATTTGATACAAAAACATTAAATGCCTACAACCGTGTGGACATTGTGCAGACCAAAGTAAAATACGATACTTGTTCAATCAAGTTTCACGATGATAACTTGGATATTGTTAGAAACTTTTGGTACGACTACTACAGTTACTATTATAGAGACAGCGACTGGAATGAAAGCATTTATTCTGCACCAACCAAGTACAGTGAACGCCAACAACAGACCTGGGGATATACTCCTAGACAAACACCAGCCAGCAGTCCTGCTACACAGCAATTTTTAAGTGCAATTAGAATTTATAGTCTACACAATAAGAAGTTTGCTGAATACACACTGATCAATCCTACCATCACACAATTTCAACATGGTGATCATTCAAATGGTGGCGATGCTGGCACACTGGAAAATACCATGACTGTACAGTATCAAGCTGTGAAATATCAATATGGTCAGGTCAGTGAGGACACGGTGACCGGCTTTGCTACATTATCTTATGATACTAGAGAAAGTCCAATGGGCACAACACCAGTGACAGATCGTACAGTACATGAAATGAGTGACGGATTAACTGGGTTACCGGGCATAATTAATAATCTTAAAAACATCAATGGATCTGCTATACTAGGCGGCGCCTTGAGCACAGTGGGATCAGGCCTGCTAACAGGGGCCGTGGGCTTTGGTATTGCCAATGCTGGATCTGGTATAAAAGCCATCGCAGGCGGTGCGTCTGACCTATTGGGCAAAGCCAAATCAGGTCTTGGTAAAGTTTTTAGTAACGGATCAAACATCGACGGATCTGCAATAACAGGTGACAACGGGTTACCAAGTGACCCTCCGCAGCCGCAAACAGCAGAACAAATTCAAGCCAGCATTGACCAGGTTACTGCACAGATTGCTGCCGATGAAGCTGCCATTGAACAGGCCAATGCAGACCTGGCTGACGGTCAGGCAGAACAAGCCCGACTCGAAGCTCAAATTGAAGCTGACACTTATAACCTTGAATACGATCCCAACCTGAACGAAGAAGATATTGCGGCTCTTGAACAAATCATTGCAGACAACCGAGCTAAACTATCAACTGTGTTGGACAACAATGCCGGCATAGCGGAGAACATTGACGGATTACAAAATGCAGTATTTGAAAACAACAACAAGCTGACCGAATTACAAACTGCTCAAAACCCCAGTGGTAACAGTGAAGATGAAGGCGGCTTTGGCGCTGGCAGCAAGACTGAATACGATCCAGAGTCTGGCGAAACTATTACAACCAACCCAGACGGCAGTCAGACCATTGTCAGCGCCGACGGATCAATATACACCAACCCACAACAAAATCCAGTTGACAATCCCAATGCATCAAGCAATCAAAATGAAATCTACGACTTCTAAGGAACAACAATGGCAGTAATAGATACCTTTGCACAATTAAAAAACAATCCAAGCAACTTGGGTGCAGTAAACTTAAACAACTTAAACGGTGATGGGTCTAAATTTTTCAATAACTTTTTTGACAAAACCATCACTATCAGCACAGCCAAGGATGATGCTGTTCTTAGTTATTTTGAAAAATTCTGCGAGAACAAAGACAGCGCCTTGGCACTCAGTAGTGCAGTGATCTACACAGCCCGTGTCCAGAACATTGATGTTATGGCAGTGCTGGATGAATTTAAAAAATTGAACAAAGACCAATTGGGTCCGTACATAAGTTATTTTTTAAATTTAAGTAGAGTTGGTACCAGCTTGATTGGGGTACAGAATGTCACAACAAAAAACAAATATGTTGCTAGAACAATCATAGCATGAGCAAGTACGCACAGGGCAAATATCAATTACAAAATCCAGCCAAGTATGTGGGCAACAAAACGCCAACTTACCGTTCGGGATGGGAGTGGACATTCATGCAGTTTTGTGACAATAATCCCAATATCTTGCAATGGGCCAGCGAAGCCATACATGTGAACTATCGTAATCCCCTGACCGGTAGAAATACAATTTATGTGCCGGACTTTTTGATTGTGTACAACGATGCCCAAGGCCGACAACATGCCGAAGTTATAGAAGTCAAACCAAAAAAAGAAACCACATTAGAAGGCAATACCAATGCCAGATCGCAAGCGGCCGCCATACTCAACATGGCCAAATGGGAAGCGGCCCGGGCCTGGTGTAAAAATCAAGGTTTAGCATTTCGTGTAATAACAGAAGATCAAATATTTCACCAAGGCAAGAAGAGATAAATACTTTTATCAATGCAGTCCCTTGAGCGGACACAATCACACAGAGGAAATTATGAAAAAGCTACTAGCCATCATCGCCATGGCCTTGTCGTTTGCGGCAACGGCCAAAGAAACAGTTACCATTTATTATGCATTTAGTCCTGCCGACAGTATTGCCAATTATGGCCGTACCTTGGTACAGGAAGCAAACCGTATTCAAGACCGATATACATTTTTGTTTGATACCAAACCGGGTGCAGGCAATGCCATTGCGGCAAACTTTGTAAAGTCAAACCCCAACACCATCTTGTTTACAAGCAGTGCATTTTGGATTCGTCCAGAATTTTACCCTAACGAAAGTTATGATGTACGAGACTTCCGTGAGTTTATGCCATTTTGCACCAGCCCTGTGGCCATCAGTTCAGTCAAATACAAGTCATGGGATGAAATACCAAAAAATCAACAGTTGAACTTGGGCGTAAGTGGTTTGGGCGTTACAACACACTTGATCAGTTTACAAATTGTTGATAAGTATCCCAATGCACAACCTGTACCTTTCAAAAGCACTTCCGAAGCCTTCATGGGCTTGGTCAGCGGCAACTTAGATATCAGTCTTGGATTCTTGACTGATCACCATGCCTGGGCCAGCGATCCTGCCACAAAAGTGAAAACTCATGTGTTGGGCATCACCGGCGCCAAGTCAATGTTGGGATATAAACCTGTTGCAGATCTGGGTTTTAACCCCATCACCAAATCATTGAACATTCCGCATCATATGGTTGTGCCTACCACAACACCGGATGCCAAGTTCCGGGAGTGGAGAGAGATAATGACACGAGCAGTAAAACATCAGTCTGTGTTAGACAGTTACAAAGCAGACATGTGCGAACCGCTAGTACTAAAGGACACGGAACTAGATCCTTGGTACAACGAGCAACATCAAAAGTGGAAACGGCTAACCACAGGCGTTAAACTTAACTAACAAAAGGACCGCAAGGTCCTTTTTCTATGTTAAATACTCCATGCCCTATCCAGATCGACAAGAGATACTCAACAAACTATATTTGCGTAAACGGGATAATATCTTGTTGGGCAATCTAGCAATCAAGCAGTTGGAGTTTATTGAACGAAATGCACACAAAACAGCATACTTGACTTTGAGTCGTGTGGCAGATCCTGATGTAGCAGTAATATACACCTACGGTGGCGTAACACCACATCATTTTTACTTCGAAGATGACGGCACAATATCGGACAAAACAGTAAAGCATCATCAGTTTACTTGGGACTGGATAGATAAATGGTTAGACCAAGGTGTTGCTGTTGTTATCTTTGATGTACCAAGTTATTTTATGGCCTATGAAAATCCCTGGGTTACTAGTTTTTACAGGACCAGTGATGATCGGTTGGCCGAAAGTTTCCAGTTGATCGATCTAGTAGAACAAAAATTTCCAAATGCATCTATCAACTGGTTTGGTATTAGTTATGGCGCACAAGATGCGGCCAATATTAGTCTGCATCCATCCAAGGTACGAAAAATAGTGTCTGCAAGTGCCACTTGGCATGTGCTTAAAAATATTGACAAATTCCAACAAGGCGCCAGATTAGATTGGTATGATGTCGCTGAATCAAAGTGTCCGGTGCTGATAGTCATGCACGAAAAAGAAGTGTTTGAAAAAGCACAGACAGAAATGCTCAAGACAGATTCTATCCTGGTGGCCAATTTTGTGTCTGCAGATGACGGGCATTTTTTTGCTAAAAAAGAAATAGAAGTCGTAAAAGCCATTTGCGACTGGTACAGGGATCGACCCATACCAAAAATAATACAATAAATAACATATGACTAAAAAACTTGAAGAAACTTTCAATTTACCATCAACAACAGATGATGCAGGCGGCACAACCACTGAAGACATCAAAGCAGTGATAGCACAAAACAGAGACATGATAACTGATGTTGATGCGGCCATAGACAAAATTGATGCGGCTCTGCCCTATGTTAGAGATTTAGATACTGCGGACAGCGAACTGGATGAGTTGGCCCTGCTGGCCAAGAGCAAAGCAGAAGATTTGATTGATCTGGGCATGAATGTTGATCCACGATTTGCTGGAGTTATACTGCAAACAGCCGGCACTCTACTGGGACACAGTATCACGGCCAAAACTGCCAAAATGGACAAAAAGCTCAAAATGATACAGTTACAGTTGAACAAGGCCAAGCTGGATCATCAGATAGCCAAGGACAACAACCGAGAAGAAGATGAACCTGTGGACGGAAAAGGCATGGTTTTAGATCGCAATGCGCTGTTAGATCAGATCCTGGGCAAGAATCGCTCAGAGGAAAAGAAGTAAACGGACATAAATATAGAATATAGGATTGATCCCACATGAAAAATTTATCAGCATACTTTCACGAAACTCATAAAGTCTACGAGTTTCGTATTAAGATGGCACATGTAGAGCCCAAGGGCGAAGTGCTAGATCGTATTAAAAACGCACTAGACTGTTTCCAAGTTGAAACAATCAGTGCTGTAAAAAGACTGCCAGTAACCGAGCACTGGGAGTTTGCCAAAGAAGGTGCATGTGATTGCTACATGTTGGATGTCGGCTTGAAGTATCCAACTATTCCCGGACAGATTCGTCAGCTGATTGGCGAGCGTGCCGGTGTTAATGCCAGTTGGGTTGATGTCAAAACAATGGCCGATGCATTGAATGAACAATTGGTGTGGGGACATGTTGACAGCAACGAAGGCGAAAGTCCGTTACTGACCAAAGAAGATTTGGGTGGACCAAGCGCACAAGAAGCTGTTGGCGAAAAGCGTTTGTCTAGCTTGATCAAAGAACTGAGTGCCAACACACGCAAACAAGAAATACAAGGTACTGACACAGAGTATGCCACGGGTAAAACCACCAACGATACTCCACAGCAAAACAATAGCCCCATTGGCAGTACCAAGAACACATTACAACGCCCCCGAGGAAAATAATCATGAGCAACATGTACACAATTTTAGACAGTCTCAAAAAAGTAGCACCGCAACAAGAGCCGCAAGAGAATAAGAAATCCCAGGCCATCTACGAAAGTGTAGAAGCCAAAGGGTCAATTCTTGAGGGTGTGGCTAAAGTCGAACAAAAACTCAAAGAGCAATTTGCCAAATTCAACGAAGGCGACACCGAATATAAAAACGGTGTCACAAAACACAAAGGCACATATGGTACCGAGTACCAAGGTGACCCTGATGATGAAGACGCTCCTAAGCGTGGCCGTCCTGCCAAAGGCACAGCCCGTAAAGAAAAAGTTGTTCGTGTTAAAGGTCCTAAAGGTCGTCCTAAGAAAGATCCAGCGGCTAGTGCTCCTGCCAAAATTGGTAATGATCCATTTGGTCGTGTTCCTGACAAAGCACCCAAGGGCGCCAAGGGCACAGTGGTCAAAGGCAAAGCAACACAAGACACAGTTGATGAAGCCGCAAAGAATCCTTATGCCATCGGCATGGCACAGGCCAAGAAAGAAACCGGCTTGGGTCGAGCCACTGCTAAGAACTTGCCTAAGAGTACAATTAAACGTGCTCACCATATTGGCAAAACCATCAAGGCCAATGAAGGTCGTCAAACACAATTGACCAACATGTTGTTGGAAGGTGTCAACTTCACCGAAATGATCAAGAAGAAAGACATCACACTACAAGAGATGTTGGCTGAATTGCAAAACGACATTCATACATTCAAAGAAACAGGTCATTGCAGTGAACTACTGCGTGATTGCATGGAAGTACACAGTTTCAACAAGCAACAACTAAATGATGCAACAGAAAATCCAATGGACAATGATAATTTTCCCATGCCATTAGCACCTGCACGGCCCAGCATGATGGATCGTGCCAAGCGCATGGGCGGACAAGTTCTAAACACATTGGGACACGGCAGTGATGAAGACATGAAAGCTGACCTGCGCCGCAAGATGGGTATGCAAGAAGCCGCTGAACTAAACGAACTAGCTCGTCTGGCAGGCTTGACAGTAAAAGAAGGCAATGACGGCAACTTGGCCAACAATGCTGAACCATATAAAACAGTAACTAGACGCGATGTTATTCAAGGTGCTCAAGGAAAAGACGAACAGGGTGGTGAAG